AATCTGGCGTGTCAGAACGTCGAAAATGTACGCAGCTGCAACATCACGGTTATCCAACCCGTAAAAACTAACGACGCGTTTGTAGCGGTAGCCAGAGGTTGCTCTCCAACCTACAAGGCACTTAACAGCGAACGCCTTTTCGATGGTTTGAGTCAGGAAAATCATGTAGCGGGGCAGCTTCTCAGCATCGCTCGGTGAGCTTTTGCTTTCACTGGTGCTGATTTCAGAGAACACGACCTCTGATTCACTCAGGCCATGCTCACGCATGAATGCCTGAGCTTTTGACATGGCACTGGCGGCTTCTGCAGGGCTACTGGTGTTTTCTGCCAGACGCATCAGTTTCTGGATTTTGGAGAGGTATTTCTTTTTTGCGGATGCATCCATCACTCACCATCCTTACTGGCACGAAGCCAAATACAAACCGCACCGTCTTCAGTGTCATGGATGGAGCCAACAAACCAGCGTTCACCTTCAGGACTTTCCGGTTGCCAGGCAGAGATATCGCAACCATCCACATTGGGGTCGATCATGTCTTCATCACGATACTCAACACGCCACTGCAAGCCGTGCTTAGACATCCACTGGTCAAATTCGGCATTAGGAATAAATTCACGACCGTCACAGAACGCCAGATAATCAGGGTGAGACCAATAGCCATATTGATCACGCTGAACTTCTTGGGGCTTAATGCTCATTACATACTCTCCTTACCGGCGCGAAGTCGGGCGGCGAAATGCTCAGCCTTTTTGCCGACAAAGGTGTCATCGTGAGCGCAGTTGCTTTCCCAGTGCTTGGCAAACATCGCCACACCCTCAGCCCGCACAGAGTTGAGGTAGGTGTTGGTGGCTGTCTGTTTAAGCACCTGCATTGCGTCGTATAGCAATGACTGTGCTGGATTAAGTGAATTCTGTACGGCGTGATAACCCGCCGCACTGTATTGGCCTATGAGGCGATCAATTATTTCTCCACGAAATGCATTCTCAGCCGCTAACACGTCACGTTCTGCATTAAGGGCAGCGTAGCGTTCATAACTTACATAACGACCCGCCTTGTGCTCCAACATTCCCCTCAGCCCATTATGGGAATAACGTTTAACTTCACTCATTCCTGACTCCTTAACCCATACATTCCATGTAAATCCCGCTGGCAATCAGTCGGGCACGTCGTTTAGCTGCTGCTCGGTGGCGCTTGATAGCCTCCTCTGACCGGTCATTGCTCTGGTTGATCACCATTGGTGGCAATGCCTGCGGGGCAACCCGGCGTGGACGCCTGACCAACGTGTAGGTGCGGTCGAGAGCATTACCACCTAGGCTGACCGGATTGGATGCCTCAACCTGCAACGTTTCACCGCCGCGTCGAAGCGTGCTGTTGATCAGACGGTTGAACTCACGCAGGGTGATACCAAAGCGCGCCGCCAGCTCACGACCCGTTGCTGGTCCTTTGGATAGCTGCCAGGCCAACTTTTCGCTGAAACCGGCGTTAGGTCCTTTGCTGCGGCGACTTTCTTCATCGCTGCGCCTCCTGCTGAGCAGGACGAGAACATACATGCGAGCGGGGAGGGATAAGTTTGGTGCGCGCGGTGCGTTTCCGGTTGAGCTGCGAAATCAGCCGCGATGTGTAATCGCCAGGGGTGTTACAGATGAGGCGTGGTTGGGGGTATTCGTCGAAAATTTCAGTAATCAGATCGTCGATGTCCAAGATCATAATCATTTCCTCGATTATGGCTGGTGGGCTACTGCAATAGCCCTCCGCCGTTTCTCCACATAGAAAATTTTTTTGAGTACATGTACCCGGTGAAATTGGGTTCATTATGTATCTGTGGGGTACAATGTCAAGCGCAAAAAAACCCGCTTCCGCAGGTTCTTTTTTATTTTTTGTTCGAATATTTAGGAACGGTTTTGGTATCTCCGGGGTTTACCCGAAAATATAACTGTACCAATGATGGTGCAGTTATCAGTTACTCGGATATAAGGCTCCGGCCAGCTTTTATTAAGCGCCTTCAAATAGCGTTCGCTGCCATCCTCAATCAGACGCCGGAACGTTGTTTCACCTGAGTTAGTCATAAGTGCGACCACGTCGTCACCATGAACAGGTGCCACATCAGGGTCAACGAAAATCATTTCACCGGGCTTGTATTCGTCGATCATCGACTCACCAGTGACTCTCAAAATGTATGTAGTGGGGCCGCATGGGACAGGGCATGGATAGGCCTCAAACGCGCTCAAATCTACCTCTTCATGGTTAGTTGAAGTCCATGCTGCAGCCTGCACCCATGAGATGACGGGCACATTGTGGATAGTCAAAGAGGTGCCAGAAACTCTCTCTAAATCTAAACTGTTGATATTTTGTTCGGAATGATCCTGATCCAACCAACCAACTGGTTTTTTAAAACACTCCTCAATATGTCTCGCCAAATCGTCACCAATATTTTTGGTTGCATTTTCACCTAGGAACCGACTGGTCTGGGTTGGCTCACGATCAATTCTTTTTGCAAACGATGAGTTGCCACCAGCGTGGTCGCGCAAATTTCTCGCATTAATGCGACGGATTTCTTTAATGGTTTTCATAGCTCCATTGAATAACGTGTACCAAATGGGAACAAGGGTCTTGAAGGTTCCAATTGCATGTGTATTATGTATACCGGAGGTACATAGTCATGCGAAGCTATTGGAATTCACTGTCATTGGAAGAACGGAAGGCGCTGGCTGAGATTTTAGGCTCCAGCACTGGTTATCTCCGGCTGGTTTTTGCCGGTCACAAAAAAGCGGGCTTTTCACTTGCCCAAGCCATTGAGCAGCACACTAGCGGGCAGGTTACAAAGAATCAGCTCCGTCCTGATATTTATCCTACACATTGCGCCAGATAAACAAACCACAGCCGGAGGAATTGGACCGTGGGTAATGAACCGAAATGGAAAGCTGAACGACAGCCAGCGTGGCTGATTAAGGCGATCCGCAAAACTATCGCCGGTCTGGCTGGTGGATATTACGAGGCCGCTGAGATTCTGGATGTAACCGAGGACGCAGTTCATAACAGGCTGCGCAGTGGTGGCGATCAGTTGTTTCCAATTGGTTGGTCGCTGGTGTTGCAGCAGGCAGCTGGCAGTCATCACATTGCAAACGTCATTGCCAAAACATCTGGCGGCGTTTTTGTGCCACTACCGGATGTCGCGCTGGTGGACTACGGCGATATCAATCAGCGACTGCTGGAGGCTATCGAACAGATCACTCGGTACTCACAGCAGGTTAGGGCAGCAATTGAGGATGGAGTAGTTGAACCGCATGAGCGTGAGGTGATTGACGAGGAGCTACACCGTGCCATTACCAAATTACAGGAGCACACGACGCTGGTTTACAGGGTTTTTTGTGCCCCAGAAAAGTGAAAGCGCCAGGTTGCAGCCCGGCGCTTTCGGCGACTACATCAATTAGTGTGGAGAAATAATCGCGTGAATAATTTAAACAGATCCCCGGGTTTTCCGCAATTCCGTTGCCTGCCCATGACAGGCGGGACCAGCCAGCAGCCATTCCGCTATTCACTCAATTTACCTGATGGTCCTCAAACCGTTAACCACAGTTTCGTTGAGTGGGCTGTGGGTGAGCACCTCCAGAAAATACGCAAATCAGGGGGATAAATGCCCCAGCAATCAGACGAGATTATTCAACCGTGGATCGCGCGCTATGCCGATCCACGCGGCGTTATAGTTGAAACCATAGGCGTTGATGTAACAAATAATCGGGTGCTTTTCCGGCGTCCAGGTTACCCGTACGTCTGCGTCCAGCCCCGCAATCTATGGGGGCAGAAGTTCAGGAGAGTTAGTGATGAGCGTTAAATTGTCTGCATACGTCTGGGACGGTTGCGCAGCGTCAGGTATGAAAATCACCAGCGTGGCCATCATGGCGCGCCTGGCTGATTTCTCCAGCGATGAGGGCATCTGCTGGCCGTCAATCGCGACCATAGCCCGTCAAATAGGCGCAGGCTCCAGCACTGTGCGCACTTCGATACGCAAGCTAGAGGCCGATGGCTGGCTGACCAGTACCACACGGCGTAAGGGGAACCGTAACACCTCGAACATGTATCAGCTAAATGTCAGGAAACTGCGTGACGCTGCCTATGCCCACCAGCCAGATTTTGACGCGTCAGAATCTAACACATCAAAATCTGATGCATCAAAAACTGATACATCAAAATCTGACGCGTCAAAATCTGATGCACCAAATTCTGACCCCTCAAATTTTGACCTGTCGGAATCTGGCAAAAATTCGGATTTTCACCCGCCAGAATCTGGCGACGATCCGTCAGTAAATTCAAAACATGATCCATTAGATAAAAAACCTATATGTCCTGGAGCTACGCCCCCGGACGTTTTGCCTGTGGACAACTCTCTATCTGGTCATCAAGACGTGGTGGTGTATAGCCCCAAAAGAACCATGTGGGGCAGCGAGGAGGATTTGAAGTGCGCGCAGTGGATATGGGAGCAAATCATCCACCTCTACGAAAAAGCGGCCGAGACTGATGGCGAACTGGCAAGACCAAGAGAACCCAACTGGACCGCGTGGGCTAACGACGTCCGCCTGATGTGCTCACAGGACCAGCGCAGCCACTACCAGATTTGCAAGATGTTCCGGCGCGTCCAGGGTGATCCGTTCTGGTGCCGGAACATCCTCAGCCCGTCAAAACTCCGCGAAAAATGGGATGAGCTGGTACTCAGGCTTGGCCCTGTTCAGCGGTCGATCACAGACATTTCACCAGTGGATTACGCCACCCCAGAAGGGTTTCGAGGCTAATAAGGGATTAAAAATGACAACTTTATCGAAAATTTACGACAACAAATCTAAAACTGAAACGAACATCACTACCCGCAAAACCTACCTGCTTGGCGTTGATGAACTGTATGTAGAGATTGGTTACAACATCCGAGAAATCGACCAAACTCACGTCGAAGAATTCCGCGATGCCTACATCGCTGGTGAGCATTTGCCTCCGCTCGCTGTGCAGGTAACAGAGCAGGGCATAAAAATCATCGATGGCCACCATCGTTACTACGGTGCCAAACTGGCACAGGAGGCCGGTTATGACATACGCCTGGAATGCAAAGACTTCATAGGTAGTGAGGCGGATCGTATTGCCTTCATGGTCACATCCAGTCAGGGGCGCGCACTGGAACCTCTCGAGAGAGCAGCTGCATATCAGCGCCTGATTAATCAGGGCTGGGAACAGGCTCAGATTGCCAAAAAAGTTAAGCGCTCGATCACTGACGTTGAAAACCACCTGTCGCTGCTGACGTCTGGCGATGAGCTGATCGCACTGGTTAAAAACAAAGAGGTTGCAGCGACTACTGCCGTGGCGCTGGTGCGTGAGCATGGCGTGAAAGCCGGGAGCGTCGCCAGGACGCAACTGGAGAAAGCCAAGGCGACCGGCAAGAAGAAGTTAACCAAAGCAGACGTGATACCGCAGTTCAGCGCCGCCCGCGCTCGCCGTCTGGTGGAATTACTTTGTGATGTGCAGAACGGGCGCATAGACGAAGAGAACACAGTGCTGTTTATCGACTCGAACCGTGTTGAAGAAGTTATGGCCATTATTGCTGAATATCGTTCAAGTATACCGAGTACACATCTGAGCTTGTAGTAGGCTATGACAAATCGGGATGACGCAAATATGGATTGATCTGAGTTGATATTTTATCGCAAAGCGGCGTTAAGGCGCAGGCAGAGCAGGAGCGAGGTTTAGGCATAAAGTGCTTATCTACTTTATTAATACAGCCTTGCGCATATTTATGCATCGGACTCGTTAGATAATCCGATGCTCGTAATTGTGCCGGATGAAGTAATTGCCAAAACTCCTTACTGAGGAAGATGAAGCTTGAAAACGGATTTTTTTAGAGTTAAGTTAGCCTTTATAAACTGCTAAAGCTTATGTGGAAGTATAGGAAAGGTCCAGCCATAAAATAAATTTCACTAGAATCATGGTTTAGTCCGAAATCACCCTCTTAAAGAGTTTTCTTAGGCTATTAAAATCAACTCAAAGTTAGTAAGGAAGATGAAGGGGGGGTTGTGGGCAAAGATGCTGATAACATAATCTTATAAGGTTTTAAGATATATATATGTTTATTCAAGCCTTTTGTTGTTGGTGGGGAAGTGCTTTATTAATTTATATTAAATAATTAAGGTTCGATTCTAATATATTTTGGAAAGCGGCAGCA